CGAGAACAGCACGAGCGTCTGTCTCTCTAAGCTTATTGCTTTGCATCCTGTTCATCAGATTGCCTTTTTTCGCGCTTTTGTTAACGTCAAAAAAGCTGCCGAGTGTGTCTGATTGGAGTGTTTTATATTCTTTCTTGAGCTGTTCTCTTTCTTTAAGAATTTTTTCTAGTTGTACTTTCTGCCCCGCCTGAGAAGCAATAACTCCCTCGCGACTGGAGCCTTGGAATTGCTTGGCCATCCCTCCATTTCGTTGTTTCTGTTCCTTATCTTTGTTTACGTTGTAATCACCAACAAATTTAAAGAGATCTTTGACTTCTTTAACTAGCAATTCAATAGTGATAGTGATCAGGCCAATAGCCGCAAGACCTTTAAGTGCACCGGCAAGAGCTGACACTCGACCGGTTGCCGTTAACGCCGCCGTTCCTGTTGATGTTGCGCCCGCTGCAGTTTGAAGAAAGAACCCACTGAGGGCGGTTTTCATTCCAACCATGGCCTTAAATGCCAAATTAAGCAATAAGATCTGGGCCACCAATCCGGTCGCCTTTCCGATAATTTCCAGCACAGGAGCCGGAATCACAGACAAAGCTTGGCCAACTAGACCTAGTAGCTCAAAAGCGCCTGCAAGGCCGCTGCCCACCGCTTCAAAGACTGGGATGGAAGCGTCCATCATCTTGGCTAACCCGTCTAGACCTTTCGTGACGGAAGGCAATAGAGCTTTGGTTGCTGCTTTTTCGATGCTTTCCCATGCGATTGCAAGATTCTTAACTTTCTGCGCTGGAGTATTCAAAGTGGCCGCTAATTTGTCGCCGCCCTCTTTCTGGATATTTTGCAAAGCAGTCATCACTGTGTCGCCAGTGATTTTTCCTTGCTCGCCAAAAGTTTTTAGATTTCCAACTGTTGTTCCGAGGGCATTAGCGATTTCCAGCGCAACCAACGGCGCTTGCTCAAGGATCGAGTTCAGCTCTTCCCCTCGTAGAGCACCAGTACCCATAGCCTGAAGCAATTGGTTAAATGCTCCAGCTGATTCTTGAGTAGAAGCGCCAGCGAGTCTTGCTGCAGTATTGAAGCCTTCGTAGATCGTCGTGATCTGTTGAAGGCTCATCCCCATCGGCCTTAAGCGTCCATACGCTTTTGAGAAAGCATCAAGAGATTCTTGCTGCGTCTGGCCAAATTTCTTACCTGAAGTCTGAGCTTGGCCAAGCACTTTCGAATAACTATCAAAACCTTTCGAGAGAAGTTCGATCCTTTGTTCAAGGGTGCCGATCTCGATTGAGGTTTTCGTGGCCTGCACCATGAAGCCGCCTAGGGCGAGGGTTGCGCCTGTTGCAACGCCAGCGACAGCGCCAGCTCCTCCACCTAATGCCGCGCCGGCAACTCCCGCCTGAGCGATTGCTTGACCTGGGATATTGGCTGTTGCGAGTCCAGCGCCAATACCTGCTCGGATTCCTTGTCGTCTCTGCTGAACGGCTTGATTTCTAGCAATTGCCGCTTGGATTTTTTCTTCTGTTCGCAGGGCTCGGATTTCTGCCATCCTGGCTTCAACAGTGGCTCTAACAGCTGCGGTTTCTGCGTTTTGCCTGGCTGTGATATCACCAAGAAGATCCCGACCTTGCCTGAGGGCAGTTGTCCAACTCCACATCTGCTGCTGAGTTGGTTGAACTGTTTTCCCAAGCGCTGCCGCTGCCGCTGTGGCATTGTTTAGCTCGTCTTTTGTTTTAGCTGCTGCAGCTGCGGCACCGTCTAGGCCAATAAAACTGTTGACGCCTTCCGATTCGCGGCGTGAGTTTTCACGATTTACAGCATTTTGAAAACGAGAACCCTGCCCTTGATTGAGATTTTGAAGACCGCGATCTTGAAAAGCTGGAAGTGCTTGTGTTTTAACCCCGGCGGTTTGACGAGCCAAGTTGAGACTTTGCTGCCTGATCCCGAGGAGGCTTGATTCGGCTGCTACCTGATTAGCGACAGCGGAGCTCTGTTGACTTGCAGTTTGTTGAGCTGTTTGCTGGATAGCCAGCAAGGCGGCTAGCTGTGACTGCAGCTCTCTTGTCTGCTGTTCCAGCCCAGCTGTACCAACAGAAGCGCTTGCGCCGGCTTTGGCAGTCCCTACTGCTGACAGAGCGTTACTAAGGGCTTGGACAGAACTGATAGCAGCTGTGGCCCCAACTGCAACGCTTGCGAGGCTGTTAGCAGTGGCAGCGATCCTGTTCTGGGTTGCGCTTCCAAATGCCTGTTCAGTCGCCTGGCCAACTCTGCCGAAAGCGCTTTCTAAACGACTAACTCTTTCTTGTACTTCGCTTAGATTCCTAGCTGCGGCACGGGTAGAACCTGAGGCGGATTCTGTCCTTTGGGTTGTATTACCACCGACTTTTATGGAACTAATTTTGGTAATAGCACTCTGAACCGTCTGGAGCTTCCGGGTAAGCTCATCCAGTACAGAAGTATTAGCCTGAAGCTTTAGAGCAACGCTGTATTCCGTTGCCATCTAAAACTCCTGCGCCTATATAGCTCTAGGTTAGCTAGCTGTTTTGACAAACAAAAAAGGAGAGGCTGGCCTATCGCGGCAGCCCCTCCCTAAGTACCCAACTGAGGCCCTCAGCCCTCGTAAATACTATACCACACTTTAGCTGTCTGTGGTGCTATCGCTGTTTCATTGCTTTCTGCTGTTCAGCGTTGCTATGGGCGAAGTAAGCACTCCAACCCATCAATTCCTCAAAGGAGATTTGGTTCCTTAGCTGGCTCAGCGTCAGCCCCAGCTCCTTGCACACCGCGAATTGCAGCAGCATCAGTCGATCGTCCTCCAGCTGACTTTGCAGCTCCTTTAGGTCTTTTGGTGGCAAGGTCACCACCGTTGCGCTCAATTACTAGAAGCATAATTTTCTGCAGATCGCCGTCTTCAACATCGTGCTTGAGCTCAGCAATTTCCCCAGGAGCGAACATTGGGTTGCCGTTTTGATCTTTAGCTTTTTGAACTAATAGCTGTAAAGCATATTGGTTAGCGTCATCAGATTTGGAATCACGCTGAGACTTCTCTCTTTCCGCCATGGTCAAATTTGAACACCAGATCGAGAACTCTTCACCGTTTGAGAGGGTAGTAGTTCTTTCTGTCAGCTCAAGATCTGCTGCCTTCTTAAGCTTGTCAATCGCACGCATTTAGAAGTTTCCTTTTTATCCACTATACCAGAAGCTGCTAGCTATGGCAATAAAAAAAGGGGCCGCAGCCCCTCTCTCTAGATGATTTGCAGCTAGCTAGCTACAGGTCAATACCAAATAAACGCGAAGGCTGTCCCGAGAAGCTAAAGCTCATCATGGCAGTTGTTACGTCTTGAGCATTAACTGAGGTTTTAATGCTGTTGATATTGATAGGGGCTTGAATAAACATAGACTTGTCATCATCTGGCAAGTTAGTGCCGTCCTTAGTGACGTGCGAAACATAAAGTTTCACCTCAGCACCCGACTGGTTTTTAAGCAGAACGTTGCTAAGAAGCCTTTGAGCAATTGAGGTCTGGTCGCTAGTGAACAGAACATTAAGCTCACCAGAGCCAGTTGCATAACCACTTTGTGTGGTTTTAAATTGCGCATACTTACCACCAGATCCACCAGATCCAGCGCATGGAAGCGTCGTTGTATCCAACTCCTCGCGAGTGATATCAAGCGAGAAATCTTTTACCTGGCAAACAGCCTGGAACTCGGCGAAATCAAGCTGAATGTGATTTGCCGCCCCAGGGGTGTCTGAGGTGCCGGTGCCACCATCGCCTTTCATAGCAAGTGCAACTCCACCGTTTGTGGCGGAAACGCTAATGCTTGCCGAGGTAATAGCAACAACGTAATAGATATTGCCTGCAGTTAATGCAGTGTCAAGCTTGGCCGTGCCTTCCTCGGTGAACACAACAGGATCACCAACGCGGTAATCGTGAGTGCTAGGAAGCGCGATTGTTGTTGCAGCGACCTCGAAACCGCTGTAGTCATAAAGGCAATACTGAGTAGCGGCAGGTTGCAGATAAACGCTGCCATCCTGCCCCGTAAGGCTGGTTGTTGAGCCGCAAGCTAGGGCCATTGTTGTTTTATCCTCCGGTCGGAGGGCGCGAAAGTGTTTTAAGAAACGGTCTCAATTGCAGTCAGGCTGCAAGTCAAAAGTTGACCGTGAAATGTCGCACCCGCCGCCGGCAGGATTGAACGAGGTCCATCAGGGTTTGTCATTGTCACTTGGGAGCCACAAGTGAAAATCCCTTTCTCCCAAAGCAGGAATGTTTCTCGGATTCGCGCCGCGATCCGCAGCCCTGTAGAAGTCCCCTGGTTTAGGGGCGTGTAAACCCAAACCGTAAGAGTGCCGTCACATCGATTCCATCTTCCCGAGCGACCAAGAGTGATGGTTGACGTTTCGGCCCAACTTTGGGCTAGGCGCAAGGCTCCATTCGTAGGGATTATAGCTTCTACGTTTTCATATATCAAAACGATTGACTCCCCTTCATTGATCCATTCAGGTTCAACTGGATCAATACCAGTCACTGGCGCCACTGCAAACCAAACCGTACCGGCAAGATTGCAATAATCACCTGACTGATAGATCCGGGTTGGATCGAAACTTGCTGGATTAAAAACTTTAGTAAAAGTTGTTTCTATATCTGCTCTGATTTGATCAACGGCTAGAAGCCAGGGTTGGCCAGCCATTACTCAATATCTCCCGCTGCATTGCGTAGATAAACACCCGATTCCCAGCGTTGGCCGATAGAGGTAAACCAGTCAGCTGCTGCTTTTCTTGAAAAGCCCTCCAGACATAGTTTTGGCGCATAGTGGAGATTATTAATCAAATACTGTTCTGGATCGCTGAGTTTTATATCCGCTGCAGCAACTGGATTCTTTGGCGGATACCTGCCTTCTGGCGCCTCTGCATTGGTATCTACTGGGGAGGAGATCCAAGATTCTTGAAACCTGCCCGTATCAACCGGTGAGGTTTCAATCAACTCTTTATGAACGCGATGAATAGCCTCGCCTAGCTGTTTTTCAGTAGCTTTATAAAAATCATCTGGGATGGTAAGGAAGCTTTTCATAAACCCTCCTCGCGACAACTGAGCAATAACAAAGCTGTTGTCGTCATACCTAACGATTGACCGGGCGCATAAACTTTCACGTCAAATTGACGAACCCCTGGGATGCTTTCGCATTCCTTTGTTGTGTAACCCTCTGCATAGATCATCAGCGTTATGTCAGGTACTAGCGATGGCGTTACGTTGCCAGTCGCAGGATCGTAAGTGTCTGGATTTCGCTGATAAATAGTAGCCGGGCTTCCAAACTGCGTCAGCAGTTGCACCGGTATGGGCATGATCGGTGTTTTTAGTAAACCAGCGCCGGTCTCAACTTTTTCAGCGTTATAGATAATATATTTCTTCCCTGCGTAATCAGGGGAATCAATAATAATATGGGAAACATTAGAAGGATCAAAAGTCATAAAGATCTGTTCCCGCTACTTGTTCCACTCTGGAAAGAAGCCCAACCGCCGTATTGCGCCCGAGGCATAACCACCCGCTGACCATCGCCAGTCCAAGCAAATTGCATCGTGCCGCTCCAGGCTGCTGCAGTTAATGCACCAGCACGGACACGGCTTGCACCAGCGCGAGTGACACAGGCTTGGCCGATCCCGTTGGCACCATTGATATAAGACTTGATTAGGTCAGCGACGAAAGCAGGCAGTTGGCCAAAATTCGAGCTGCTGTTGTTTGTGCTGGAATCGGGCTTCATCTTGACTGTGATTGGCCCGATTTTCACCTCGGAATAATCGTCAAGGCCACCAGTTGCACCGCCTCCGGTGCTTGATCCTGATCCGACATAACCACCGCCGGTAGCGCCCACTTCAGTGGCTAGAAATGCTGTTGCCAGCTCGATATCAAACGGAATTAATTGACAGGTTGCAGGCTGACAATCGCAGCCAGATATTTGCCGTGGCCATGCAAGTCGTTGCTCGCATTCACAAAGGACTCCTTTCCAGGCAAGTGGATCGAGAACCATGGTTGCGGCATTGAGCGACCGCTCCTGATCTGGTAGTGGAAGCGCCAACCAGGCTGCTACGCCAGCGCTTTGTGGCAACCCATCAAGGATGGCCAGGCAATTCTCAACCGAGATATAACTGGTGGCCGTTGGGCTCCCGAGGCTGGCGTCAAACACTGCTTAAGCCGCAGTGGTAGCAG